GTTCGAAGGTGCTGAGTACCCAATGATCCGTGTTGAAGTTACGTCAGATTCACACCCATTCTACACTGGTAAGCAAAAGTTTACTACTGCCGATGGTGCGGTCGACAAGTTCAACAAGAAGTATGGACTTGCCTAAGGGCAATTCATCAGAAACGCCGGTATATAGGTTTAAACGCCTATATACCGGCGTTTTCTTTTGGTTTTGAATAACCGATTATCCACGATAAAAACCAGCTAAAATTTATTTTTGGGCACACTCGGGCACAAAATGGGCACACAAAGTTAGTCATCAAATAGGGCCAACGTCTTGTCAGACTCAGAGTTTCTTTTGGTAGATAGCAAATGAAAATAAGTGTTCTGTGTAATTGTTACTGAGCTATGTCCAAGACGCTCACTAACGTACGCAACGTCAATTCCTTTACTAATTAAAAAGCTGGCGTGAGTGTGACGTAGTCCGTGTAGCGTGATTGGCTTAATGCCAAGTTCTTTAATCATCTTACGAAGATAGTGGGATGGAACGGACTGAGTCGTTTTTTCACCAAATATATGTTCTTCCAATTTTGGATATGCTTTTCGAAAACGTTCAAATTGTATAAAGTAGCGATCGGGCATTGCGATAACACGTGTAGACTTTCTTGTCTTTGGTGTAGTGTACTCGTAAGGTGGCCGATTCGTCTTTGTTTTCGTCACAGAGATTGTTTTATCTGCCACATTAATATCTTTCAACGTGAGCGCCAAAATTTCGCCAGCGCGCATGCCAGAGAGTGCTGCAGTATATATTGCAAAGTGTGGAGCAGTTATTGGTTCGTTTTGAATGTACTCCAACAACTTGTCTAAGTCGGATTCTTCGAGGAATTTTAGTTCTCCAGCTTTGCTTTCAGCCCCTTTGAATTTAGCACCATGTGTGGGGTCTAGTGACAGGATACCGTCACTAAAGGCTTCTTTAATCGGCATTGCAACTCGCATTGAAACTTGGCGAACGGTGCTCGAATGATGATTAACAGCATATTCATCAAGAAACTTTTGATAACGTCGCCGAGTTAAATTTTCCAGTTTTACGTTCTTAAAGTATTCGTGCACGATTTTTTGTGTTGCAAGATGATTTAAACGTGTCTGTTGTTTGATCCCGGACACTAGGTGATGTTCGAGCCACTCGTCGTAGAATTCAGTGAATAGAACACGGATTTTATCAATCTCAACACCAGAATTCAACTTTGCCAGTAAGTCCGTCTCCCAGGCTTTGGCAGCAGCTTTAGTTGTAAAATCGCTCTTTGTCCAGCGTCGTCGCTTACCTTCAATAGTCTTGCTGACGACAACGCGATACTTTTTACCTAACTTTGATACCGACATGTTAATTTAAACCTAACCTTTGTTTAGAATTTTTGGGTAGTTTAAAGACATACCCAGGTCTGGTACAATAGAATATAGAAATAGGGCAGAAATGTTCTGTTCTGTTTTAGATAACGCGCACATTTCCTTGTTTGGTCGCAGGATGTGCGCGTTTTTTGTTATAACAGAATATTGTTAACGGTATTCTGTCTGATAGAGGTATTTGAAGTATGAACTTTGGTATGCGGAAGCCAAGTCCCATGCGTTCTATTAAAGCTAGGACAACTGGTAAGGCTAAACGAGCAGTTAAGAAGGAAATTATTCCAGGGTATGGTCAGAAGGGCATGGGCTGGTTAACAGATCCTAAGAAAGCGGCTTACAACAAAGTCTATAGAAAGACCACTTTTAGTATTTTTGATGTATTCAAATAATTCATCAGTATTTTGCCACCTTAACAGGTGGCTTTTTTATGCATTCTGCGTTGGGCAGGGCGTGCGTTTTTTACTATACGCCTGGTACTCTAAGCATTTTGTCTATTCTTCGTTCAAAATCATCTGGCATATTTAATAATCTTCGCGTAATTGAAGAGTTAGAAGCAAACAGCTGGTTGAACGAGTCTATTCTTGAATTAAAATCGTTTCGGAAATATACTTGATGCATTTCTGGTGCCAACACTGATAGAACCATGAAGAGACCAAATAAATCCGATTTACCTATTCCTTGAATAGTAAATTCACTTTTTGAAATTACTGATTCACTAAACAATTCATTAATGTGTATCCAACTGAGTTCAGTCGAAGACGATATTTTATTTATTACATCGCCGTGAGCAAGTCCGTTTCGAAACTGCCTCATTAAATCAAGTGCCATACTGAAAAATTCAATACTCTTTTCAGGATCAGAAATATTAATATTGAAGTTTGATACAATGTTTCTTCTGGAAGTGCTATCCATAATATCGAACCACTTAATTGATTCACCTAGCATCAATTCATTTACCAAAATCCAAGGTGGAACATTTCCTTCTTCACGATACTTAATTATAGATTTTGATGGGTGATCATTTTTAAATTTAGAATTTGCTTTTAAATCATAGTATCCAGTTGCTACCGCACGTAATTTTTTTAGAACTCCGCTTTTACGTAATTTACCGTGATCATTGTAAAGCTTCGAACTAAGGTATTCGGTATGTTGTATACCAAACCTTTTAGCTATCTCATTTTGAAGTAGAGTTTTAAACTTTTTTTCAACCGATAGTATTAACCATAAAATGTTTGATGCTAATAGGCTTTCGTTTAGTTGAAACAGACTTAAATTTTCAATAGTAAAGCCATCGCTAAAATATTCTGATCCGGTAGGATTTTCTAAAGCCTTTTGATATCCGTTTATGAGTGTATAGTATGAAAATGTGTTTAAAAAATATTCTGATGAGCCTTGATTTGACGAAGATACATTATGTTTAGATGCAGCTAGTGCAACTAAGTCTGTCACAGAGGTGTAAGGATGTGCAATCATATTTTCCTCCAATAACACAGAGAAAGAGGCTCACTAATTACTTAGCAAGCCTCTATCGCTAGTTCCGCCCTCAGGGCATACCGGAACCGTTTTACTAAGTAAATAATAATATTTATTCTATAATTTGTCAAACGCTAACCTTTGTCGCGATATCTCCCACATGAATTTGTTTATCGGGATCTATTGCTGGTGTTGGAGTTATTTCAGATTGATTAACTGGTAGTTGTTGAGCACTTGTTACCTTCTGTTCTTGACCAACTGAGTTCATAATCGACAACATGGGGTTTTGTGTTGCTGAAGGAATGGTTTGGGTTACCATATTTGATAGTACCGAGAATTTCTCATACACATTTACAACTTCTAATCTAATTTTTACAAAGTCTAAAGTTCCTAAACTTTCACTCGTTTCTGGATCAATAACATTTTCTCCGCGTTCAATTATATTGAACCAATCACCTTTATTTATTCCGTCATCCCATCCTCCGAGAATGAGCACCTTATATTTATCAAGTATTTTAATGATTCTTGTTTCGTACGCCATTTTTGAAATTCCTTTCATGCCACCTTAACGGGTGGCTTTTTAGTCTATATTAATGCCTTTTTCTCTCAAATTTTCAATACATTCAATTAAATAGATATTGTCATGCTCTGGGTAAATTGGAGAAGTCAGAACTTCACTTGATAGTGAAGTATAAGCAGCTTCCTTAGATCCACGGTACAAGGGGTCTAACCATAATTCGTTAGGTGTATATCCGCGACTTAGCATCTCAGTCATTACTAGTTGGTGATATTGAAATAATTTATATGGTGAGTGATCAAAGACGTAATTCACAGTTGCATGTTTCTTGCCCCAACCGCCGCCGCGAAGTGCACAACACTCTCTGTGTTGCCCTAGCAATTGCTGACGAGGGAGTTTGGGGATTAAAGATTCGTGCCACAATCTCATATTAATAATTCCTTTCTAAATAACGTTGTTAGTACGTCCAATTTTTAAAGAAGCAAAGATAGATAAAATTAGCTATTGCGAAACCAATTATCCATGCAGCAGCTACATATTTAAAATAAGATCCTTTCGTTTTAAAGTAAGCATATAGAGATAGAGAGACTAGCAATAATAATGTGTTGACGATGATTAAAATTGTACGTACCAAACGAATGCCTCGCTTTCATGCTTGCATAACCGCTTCGCGGGCCATATCTTCAAAGTAAGAAGGCAGTCCCAAGGATTCCATAAAATTAATGTAATTACGATATTCAACAGGCGTGTCTTGGAATACATACTTAGCGATCATATGCATCGCTTGTTCGTGTGCAATGCGCTCGGATGATTTAGTTGCCCCGATAGAAAAAGCATAAACACGATTTTGTTCAACACTACCAAATAAAATGTGTGATAATTCATGCGCTAATCTAAATGCCACTGACACGTTATTATTACTATTTCTATTGATAATAACCTTACGTTGAGATGGAACGCTTAAATCGGGAGTATAGGTGTCCAAATCTTCGCTAAAAACTACCTTAATATCATTTCTAATAGCAATAAATAATAGATAGTTTATGAGGTCAGTCATCCATGTCCTCCAAAATTCGGCGAATTATGCGCATTTCTGCCTCTGGTATATCTTTACCGTCATACTTAAGGACAGGAGTAGAGTCGATAAACTCTTTTAAATCATATGGAGCGTCTTTCTTATTACTGTGCATCTCATCAGTGTTACCTAATAGGTAGTCTACTGATACGCCGAGGACGTCGGCCACGGCTTGCAACGCATTGGATTGTGGAGTTTGGGTTTTCCACTTATAAATTGCATTTTCGGATAATCCAGCTTCAGTAGCTGTCTTTTTTAAATTTAATCCGCGTTGTTTTGAAATTTCTTTTATACGTTCAAATGTTGTCATATCAAGGGTTTCTCCATAATATGATGAATAAAAAGTATCCAACTGGATTTTTTATCGTTTACAAAAGTATCCAAATAGATTATAGTTAATTCATCGAGTTAAACAGCAAGCAAAAATAACTTAAATATCAATTGCTTGTGAACGAGCTAATGTTGATATACAAGCTTTTGCAATGCTTATTTTTCTATGCCTCTATTGTATCCATTTGGATACTTAAAGTCAAGATAACTCTAATTTAACTTCATAAACAAGGAGGAAACACATATGAGTGTTAAGGAAGCGCGTCGTACTTTAAAGCGAGCGTATGGTGATTTTCAATTTCATTTAGATGAAAACGAAGTATCTCGGAAAGAACTTGCGGAGGTAATCGGAACATCGGAACAATATGTATCTCGTTTGGTTAATGGTCGTGAAGATAGCAAGGCAGCTAAGGAAAAGCTACGTAAATTGTTTGAATACACCGGATACCACGGTGACAACTGGCTGGCATAAATATAAAGGAGAAATAAACATGACAAACGCACTGATTAAGGTTCAAACGAATCAAGAAGGTGAGCAACGGGTTAGCGCTCGTGAATTGTATAAGGTGCTAGGAGTTGTAAAGCGATTCAGTACTTGGTTCAGTCAATACCAAGATATGTATGTTGAAGGTACTGATTGGACGGGCGTACCTGGAGGTACACCCGTTAAAGGTGGAAACGGAAGTGTGCAGTATCTAAACGATTTCAACTTAACAACTGATATGGCTAAGAACGTAGCGATGATGTCTAAGACGACTAAGAGCCAAGAAATTCGAGACTACTTCATTGCAGTTGAAAAAGAACACAAGGCGTTGATGGCAGACCCACGTATCCAAATGGCAATGGGTTTGAAGTCAGCTCAACTGATGTTAGACCACAAGGACAAGATCATCGCAGAGATGACGCCCAAGGCTTTGTTTGCTGACGCAGTATCAGCTAGTCAGTCCTCAATTCTGATTGGTGAGTTGGCAAAGCTGCTTAAGCAAAACGGCGTAGATATGGGACAGAACCGTTTGTTCGGTTATCTCCGTGAAAATGGCTATCTGGTTAAGCGACAAGGTTCAGACCGGAACATGCCAACACAGAAGAGCATGGAGCTTGGTTTGTTTGAGATTAAGGAACACAACCATATCAATTCTAATGGTGTGAACGTGACTACTAAGACGCCAAAGGTCACTGGTAAGGGACAGCAATACTTCATTAACAAGTTTCTTGGTGAAACTAAGGCTTTATTGGAGGTGTAGGTATGGGAGAGTTAGTAACATGTCACTAGCAGATTTAATCAATGATGGCCTGCGTTTAAAGGGAAATAAGACCCGTTATTGGTTAGCGAATGTAACGGGTGTATCTATCGCAGCGTTATATGACGTAACGAATGGAAAACGGAGTAGGTTAACTTTACCATCCATGGTTAAGGTGGCCATTGCGTTGGATTTGGATTTAAACGAATTGAAGAAGATTGATTGGAAGTAATAAATATGACAAATGAAGTCAAAGGTTTGAAGACAAAGGCAAGTGTAAGGCAAACGTTGCCTGCTGAATTATGGTTGTGGGTCGGTGTCAAGGAAGCGGCAGCAATGCTGAATTACAGTGAAAGTCGATTTAACGAAGTAATTCGGTATTCACAACGATTTAAAGATATGGCGATTGAGCAAAAGCCAGGACAATTTTCGGTTGATTTATTACGTCGATTTGGTCGTGGAGAGTATCGATGACTGATTACGCAGTAGGTTACGCAATTTTCGCAATTGTAGGTCTGGTTGTATTCATGGCGTGGTTGTTTGATTTTATGGAACAACACGAAGTCCACGTTAGGCCGATGACCGAACAGAGTATTAACGAATTAACGGAGGAAAAGGAAGATGTGGATCATTGATGCATTGAAGTTGGTAGGTTGGCAGGCATTGCAAGCTACGTTGCTGTTTGTAGCTGCTGGGTGGTTAGTAATTGCGAACCGTGCTCGTTTGGCGTGGTTCTTGAAGGGTATCTTGCGAATGGTTGTTTATCCGCTCGTATTGTTAGCTAACGGTTACGATGCTGCCGAAGCGCTGAAGCCGGCTGGAAAGTTGGTGCGTTATGAAGATTAGCGACTATCAAACGGTTCGGAACTTTTCAGAAGGCCGTGGGTTCTTCAACTATGAAGTGCAAACATTGCCGTTTGGTGGTGTACGTGTCGGCTTCAAGACCAAGCGAGGCGGACAAATTTGGTTCGATGATAAGCAACAAGCAATCGATTATGTATTGGAGGCTACGAATGGACTATAAGGGGCCAACAGGTGTTGGCAATATTCACTACAACTTTGCCAAGACTGTGAAGTTTGATGTTGAAGCAGAGAAGGAACGAATTCGCAAAAGCGGGGTTGAACGGCCAAATAAGGCATTGCCTGAATATGAACGGCGGTATCGTCGATTTGCGAAATTCCTATCGGATTATATGGTTGGGAAGAATGCTGATGAACGTGATGATTTAGTATCACAAGCAAGCCAAGTGTCTGGCCTATCATTCATCACTGCTAGTAATTCACGGTATCTTGGACGTTTTTTACGGGAACGCAGCGAAGCTGAATTAGAAGGTACACCTTTCAACAAGCCGAATATAACATCGGCAGTCGGTTACGAAGATAGATATAAAACATTCAAACGGGCTATGGATTCCAAGCGACCTGAACAATCGTTTTCAGATATTGCGACACCGATTGCTAAACAGCTACGAATGAGCCTGGCATCGTTGTACAACACAAAGTACAAGGGCCGATATGACAAGGAAAAGAAAAACGCCTAACGGGTGCAACCGTTAAGCGTCGGAGTAAATCTATTCGGAAAAATGATTTTACTCCTCAAGGATAACACAGGGGGCAGGTAATGAAAAATGAATTGCGAGTGGAAGCACAACGACACATGAACCGAGCGTTCAAGGCGGAACAACGTGATAACAATGACGGAACTGTTTCGGAGTTTGAAACGGGCGTTGCTGATGTTTTGAATTGGGTGGCTGACCATGTTTGATGAACGAATTGATCCACCTGATGACCCAGAAGATAACGAAGAAGCATTTAACAACTACATTGATGAATACGAGGACACAGACTTATGAATGAATTGGTAGTGAATCCAGCGAAGGTTACTCCAGCAATTGTTGAAGTGCCTGGAGTTGATGAATTGGAACAATACGTTGATGGCATGTTGGCAACGTATAAGAAGACGCCGGTGTCAGCAGAAACTTTGGCACAGGCAAAACAAGCACGAACGGATTTAAACAAGGCATATAAGGGACTTGGCGAAACGCGACGCAATATTGCCGATAAAGTAGCCGGTAATTGGCCGGACACAGAAAAGCGCTTGAAAGAAATTGAGAAGAAAATTCAGAGCGTTTCAGATGGCACCTTGAAGCCACAGATTGATGAAGTTGTCGAAGCAGAGAAGCAAGACCGAAAAACGTTGATTCTTATTGAGATTGAAAAAATTGCAACTGAATACAACTTGCCTGCTGAAAAAATTCAATTTGACGATAAATGGCTCAATAAGACTGCGAAATGGGCAGAGACGGAGCAAGCTGTACGGTCTCAATTTGAAAATATCAAGAACGCAGTTCAAGTTCGTGAACTTCAAACGTCAGCTGTCGAAGCATATGCAGCTGAATTGCAAATGGATCCTGCCGGATTAGCTGGGTATGTGGGACAACTTGATTATAAGGATCTAGATGAAGTCAAGGCATCAATGAAGAAAGATGTGAGGCTTGCAAAGGCGCGATTTGCAGCCGAACGAGCTCGTGCACAAGCTGATTTTGATGCTAAGGCAAAGCGCGCAGAGCAAGCCACAAAAATTGGAAACAAGTTAGTAGATCAAGAGACCGGTGAAATTATTGAAGAACCGGAAGCGCTAAAGCGAACGTATATCATTCAACTTTCAGACATTACAGACCAACAATTTGCATATGTAGAACAGTTTATTCACAACAAATTCGATAAGGGATTTGAGGCAAGTGGTGTCACTTATAAGTCAGCCGTACAACGATAGGAGAAAAAATATGGATTTTGCAGAACGTATGCGTAAGAATGAACGAATTTCAACAAACAATTCGGTGTTGCCACCATTCCCAGGAATGTTTCTAGCGTTTAATGCCAGCGAGGGAAAGTTTTCAATCATGGAACCTGGCGCTGATTTTTCTGAAGCAAATGATATTAAGTCAATTACCATCTTGCCTCACTTTATGATGAATCGTGTGAAGTGGACACGTGGAACAGATGAAAAGGCACTCTCAAATTATGTCGTGACTGATACTGAAGAACGGCAACCCTATGTAATCACAATTGATGGTGAAACATATACTGCTGAAACAATGATGGAGCTTAAGCAACAAATCGTGTTGGGCCAAAACGAGCAATTAAAGCAGGAAGAGATTTACGTTGGATATGCAACAGCGTTGGATGACGTTCCACAAAAAAAGCCGTTAGTTGTTTGGTATGTATCCCGTGGAGTTAATGCGTATGTACTTAATGACGCTATTGATGGTGATTTGACCGGCCGCTCAATTATCAAACTTGAGAACAAGGGGACAACTCGAAAAAACAACAGTGGAAGCATTAATAAAGTTTTGGATTTCAAGGTTGATGAAATTGCTGAGGACAAAGTTGAAGGAATGTTGAAATGGGTATCCCAGGACAGTTCGGACAAAATTGTCGAAGCTTACCGTGACGACATGATTAATGCTGCGATGACAACAGCTAATCCAGCACCGACGGTACTCGGAACTCAGCAAAATAGCGAAGATGACGTTCCGGATGTACCACCTTTTAATGGTACGCCGGCATTAGATCCATTTGGACAACCAATTAATGAGGTGGGCATTTCAGATGATGAATTGCCTTTCTAAAAAGAGGTAAATCATGAATTTTATCGGCAAGATAACCGAAATAAACGGGCGGTATGTCACTGTCAAGGTAGATGACTTGTTATCTTTGGGGCTAATAAACTCGGTAAACGATGATGAGCATCCTGAAGTTGATGTGACAGTTGTAGACAAACGCCTAATAAGCCCAGTGCAGAGGCGTAAAACATATGCCATTTTGAGAGATATGTCTGATTTCTTCGGTTATACGCTAGATGAAATGAAAAATGTGATGAAGGGGTTGTTTTACGAAACGATGGATGCACATGAATTCAGTTTAGGAAACACTGATATTACTACTGCAAGGACATTTATTTCTTTCCTGTTGGAATTTGCGTTGAAATACCACATTCCAATGCGGAAACCTGCACTGGAATATCAAGATGATTTGGACGTTTACATGTATCAATCGCTTAAAAACAGAAGTTGTGTAATTTGCGGATTGGCAGCAGATGTTCACCACGTTGACACGGTTGGAATGGGTAATGACCGAAGGACAGTTGATCATCGAGAAAAACATTTAATTGCATTATGCCGAGCACACCACAACGAAGCACACAACATTGGGTGGCCAGTTTTTGCACAGAAATATCACGTGAAGGGTATCAAGCTAGACCCTGAAACATTGCAACGTCTTGGAATTATGACGTTCAAGCGAATGGAGGAAATAGATGGCACAACGACGAATGTTCAGTAAGAAAGTTACGGACACGGATATGTTCTTAGATATGCCACTGTCAACACAAGCATTGTACTTCCACTTGAATATGCATGCAGATGATGACGGGTTTGTAGGGAACATCAACACAATTAAGCGAATGATTGGCGCATCAACTGACGATGAGAAGTTGTTAATTGCAAAACAATTTCTTATTCCATTCGAAGCGAGTGGAGTGGTTGTCATCAAAGATTGGCGACTGCATAACTACATTCGTAAGGATACCTACAACCCAACAATATATGGGGAAGATAAGAAAAAGTTGTCTGTATCCGAGAATGGATCATACTCCGTTGACGCCCCGTCGACGGAAAGTCCACGTCTCGTCAACTAACCGGCGACACAGGTTAGGTAAGGATAGGTTAGGTAAGGATAGATTAGGCTAGTATGGCCCGCCGAGCATCCGGAATCATAGTATACAGGAAAAAAGGATGCGACCTGCCGACGTTGTAAGGAGCACTTTGAATGAATATCAAGGAATTAGAAGAAAAGCGAAGAAATCAACGTCAAGAGTTACAAATGCTCTGGATTAATAACACCTTCGGAGACATGGTGGATTCCGTTCGTAAAAAATTCACGATGGACTTGAATGAGTTTCGTGAATTAGGTGGTGCTGATAATGCGTTCGAGATTATGAAATATGCAATCGAGCAAACGTCACTAAGCACACCAAACGCTCCAGCTAGTTACTTATTTGCTATGACGAAGCGCTGGTTAAATAACGGGTTCAAATCTGTCTCGGACATCGAGAAGTTTGAAGCCAAACGTGAACAAAACAAATTAGTACAATCACGTTCACGCTTTGGACAGCCTTTGCGGAATGAGTCACCAATTGAAAAGTTCACACCAGAACAAATGGATGAGCAATTTAAACGTTTGGCCAAAGAACATGGATTTAATGATCCAGAAGAATGGGCAAGGGTAATGATGGAAAAATTCCGTGAGTTAAGAGCGACACGAGCAGAGCGCATGGCTGATAAAGCAAACAGAGGATTAACATCTAGTGGCAAGCGAGTTGTCACACGTTTTTAAAAAGGAGAACCAGTATGGGTATCAAGAAAATTGAAGTGTATGAATTGTCAAATCACGCAGAGCAACAATTGCAAGCTCGTTTTAAGACGTTGAAGAACAACTGGCGGAATTGGCTAATGCAATTCAACATGGATGCAGAGTTGGTCAAGATGCAAAATGACGGCACACAAGTATGGCATAGCGGTGAAGTAGGTATGGTCATCAATCCTCACAGCAAGGTCATCGTGACCGTCTACCATATCTTCTCTAATGATTTCCCAGACGAACTCAAAACCGACCTTGCACAAGCTGCAAAACGTCTGAAAATGGATCACATCAGTGCATTTTCGCATGACGTCTACCGCGATAGTGCAAAATTTGCATATCTAGCCTATAACACTAGCGAAGAAGATGCAGACAACTTCTACAAAATGACGGTTGAACGCATTCGAGACTTGGAGCATAAGGCAGATGAGTCAATTAAATATATCGAGGGATTAAATCAACTGATTGTTCTCAAGAACGACGTAGCAGAAGAAGTCGATTAAATTAAAAGGCAAAAATAAATAGCCGGTATAACGAATGGAGAAACAGACATGATTTTATTTATTATTGGATTGATTTTAACGGTTGTAGCACTTGGCTGGGGAATTAATGAAGAAGAATTAGGGTTAGGGGTGATGATTGCAATTTTCCCATTAGTTATCGCGTTAATTGGTTTCCTTTTCTCTTCTTACAGCGTGCCAACTGGAAAGGTAGGGGTTGAGCAAGCGTTTGGTGGTAACTATACAGGTAAGGTAGTGACGCAAACAGGCTTCCACGCATTTGGAAAGCCTGCGACTCACTATATGGAAAAAGTAGACATCCGTAACGATAAAACAGCAGTAAAAGTCAATGTTATGAAGGATAAGACTTATAACGTTCACGCAAAGATGGAAGTCGTTTACGATTTGGAGCCCGAGAAGATTGTTGACTTGTTGACCAATAACCCTAAGTACAAGTCAACTGTAATTGGGTCGACCGTTAAGCAAGTTGTGACGGAAAACAATTCATTGGCCAACAGCCAAACGTTGAGTGAGACTGAACAGAAAATTATTAAGAATAAGTTGGATCATTTCGGCATTAAGGTGACGAATATCTATATGGATTCTTACCAACTCACTAACTCAAACAATTTTGCCATTAATTCAAACGGTGGCCAAAACAACAACTAATACAAACAGCCAAGGGTGAAAAGACTGCAAGCCCGTATGGAGGAAATAAACATGGGTAAGAAAATGCCAACGTATGTCGTGTTCAACATGAGCATGGGAAACAATCACCACACACCAGTTGCAACAGGTGATGATCTAGATGAGTTGCTGGTGCAATATCATGGCAAGGCGTATCAAGTCATGGCAGTTAAGCCAATATTTGAACGGGAGGAATGGTAATGCGCATTACGGGCAAGAAGATGAACGAGTACGCACAAGGTCGCGGGTACACGAATTGGTACGAGTTCCGTGAAGATGTTGGCTATCAGGTAGCGCAAGAGGCGTTGGAACAGATTAAGTTGGAGGATCATGCGTAAGTATTACTATTTCAGAGATAAGCAAGGCTACTTCAAACTCGCTTATACGCCAGAATGCAAGCGTGTGATTGCGCGGACGTGGAACAAGCGCGAGGCATATCGAACAAGTAGCAAGTGGCTCATCAAGCACATGGTAAGCAAGTGGTTAGCTGGCTATTACTATTGGGTAGAAGAAGGATAAACGAAAAGCGCCAGACCGAAGTCTAGCGCCATGTAACAAAATTAGGAGTAAGTTCATTTTAACATGGTTCGGAGGACGTAGGGAATGGCACTTTTACCAGCGGTGAATGAGAAGGCAACAAGAGAAGCGGTTCGAGAGTTTTTTGATAGTGAATGGCCACGTATCGTTAACATGGCTGATATGGGATACGTTGATTTGAAGTCAGTTGAAATTTCAGACATGCCAAGTGCACGATCGTTTGGCAATGCTAACGATGAGAGGTTCACGAACCACACTGACGCTGTGTACTACTACGATGCCGTTGTCCATGCCATCAAGGTTATGACACAGCCACACAGGCACTTCATGTGGTTGCGATACGTCCGACACTTAGAATGGTTGCAAGTAGAAGCGCTGACTGGTTACAGCACTAGACGTGGTCAAGAGATTATCGACGAAGCGTTTCTGTTGTTCGCTGATAATTTTTCTGACGTTGATGATTTACGAGTTAAGGAAAGCAGCAGTTATTAGTTGCGCAACTTATTGATTAAAAACCAGAGAAAGCACGTTTTAAAGCTAATTTAACGTTGTTTTTACTTGATGAATTACTTGGTTACATGTATTATTATAGATGTTCTGTACTTTAGTACAGTTAATTTATAAATCAAGGAGAAAGCTTATGTCTACTAAGAGTTTTACAACTGACTTTTCTTTTAATGCTAAGTCTAGTGAAGCACTGGTTACAGCAATTGAGCATTCATCTGCAATTGTTGCATCTCCAAGTGCCAAGAAGACATTTATTTCTGTTTCTGAGTTGGCTGATCAATTGGGGTTCAACAATAAATAATTTTGGAAATGTAGGAAAAATCATTGTCAGTTGAAGAAAGATTTAAAACCGTATTGTATTCTGATTATTTAACCTTGGCGAATGCCGACCCTTTTATCAGGGAAAAGTTTACGACTATGTTAGATGGTTTTAGCAATAATGGTAAAAATCGTGATGTAGAGGATTTTCTGAAGCACAAAGCTGAACAATATGATAAATTACATTTTTCAAAAACATATCTAGTTCTAAATAATGACTTAGATAGTATTAGTGGGTATTTTTCATTGGCCTCTCGGTCTTTAATTGTAAAAAAGAAAGATTGGGTTAAAATCTCGAAGGGGACAAGAAAAAAATTAAACCCGTTTGGATATAGAGAGGAAGTTGATCAAAACATTCCGGCTATGTTGCTTGGTCAATTTGGAAGAAATTTTAATCCAATTGAACCTATTACGGGTGATGAATTGTTATCAATTGCTTTAGCTAAAGCTGATGATATTTCAAGACAAGTGGGTGGAAGATATTTATATCTAGAAGCTGATGATCATGAGAAGTTAGCTGAATTTTACGTCAGGAATGGGTTTAGCTACCTTTCTTATACGGATGCCACATTTCACAAAACAGTCAATAATCAAGTGTTGTTCATAAAAAAATTTAGTTAGTTGAGTGGGTAGCAATCAATAGATTGTTACCTTTTTATTTTGACTAATTTTACGAAGAAAAAGCGCGTATATGGTTCGCAAGTGCCGCATGCAAGGTGCAGACAGTCCAAGTTATTATGATAGAGTACCAAAGTTGAAACAAAGCATGTGTGGCGGAATAGTTCATCTGTCAGGTGCAAATCCTGACCACATGCATCACATAGCACAAAATAAATTAAAGGATAATCTTCCTTGTATTTGTTTTAAACGACACTGCCAGTTGCTATGTCTGGCGTACATATCAATAGACAGTATATGAATATACTTTCGTGCCGTGGCTCCAGATATGTGTGTACACGGTTTTTGTTTTGTCTTTTACGTTGAAGGATTTAGATGTAAACTATCTTTTCGGAGGTAGGTTGAATGAAAAAGGAAAAACAGGAAATTCAAAAAGGACAGCAAGAACAGAATAATCGAATTTCTTCTCTTTTGACTAGAAATTTATTTTGGTTAACGGTTTCATTTTTGGGGATTCCGCTTATTTTTCAAGTGGGGTCGTTTGTTTCCAATGGATTTGGAAAAGGTGATTTTGTGGTTTCAGGAGATTGGCTGGGTTTTTGGGGCGGATACTTAGGTATTATTCCTTCTGGATTAATTGCCTACGGAGTTGCAAAGTACCAAATAGACGAAGATAAAAAACAGCAAGAGAGTAAAGTCAAGGAAAGATTATTACCCTACTTTAGCATTGATGAGAATGGAATTATTTTTTTCACGTCGGATAATACGCTGCCATTATTGTATATTGATGTCATGAATTACTCAACGAAGGATAACCTCTATACTCATACTATTGGACATAAGCACCCCAATGAGTATTTTCAAACAGGGCCTAAGCAATCACAATCACCAGATTCAGAAGTAGAGGATTTGAATGAGCCTAACGAGTTAAAATTCAAATGGACAGGGAGCAGCGGTTTCGGAGTAGGTAATAGAATGGATATAGCAGCTCAATTAGTAGATGGTCGTAAAGTGTTTTTTACATATGGCGCTGGAGTAAATGGTGCTCATTTTGTTAGCAATGATGACGGGGAATTTGATAATTATCTTGCTGAAGAGAATGATGATGGAAAAGAAGAGTCTAAGAAAAGAGTACGTGAATACTATCAAGATAGACAATAAATACTCTGTGTAAGAATAATGGATACTTAAGTGGTAAATAAGTTTGCCACTTTTTATTTTGCAATGAAAAGGATCAGTGACATGAGAATGCATAGGTGTGCAGAGATTGGCTGTCGTGAGTTGATTAAAACAGGATGGACATATTGCCAACCACATTATGAGGCACGCATGAAGAAGTATGTACATGCTAAGCAGGCAAATGCAGAGCGCAAGGCTAAGACATTACGTGGACAGTATGAACTATCACAGGCAACCAAAGAGTATGACAGTACAAGGCGACAAGAACTTCATGATGGCTTCTACAACACAAAGCAGTGGAAGAAGATAAGCGCATACGTTAAGAGCCGTGATGGATATGCTGACGCAGTTGACGGAAGTTTATGGGATGACGGTGAGTTGATAGTGGACCACATCATACCAAGACGACTACTGACTAAGGATAAGCAGTTAGACACAAGTAACTTATGGTTGCTGACTAGAGCGCAACACAATCACAAGACAGCAGTTGAAAAGAATCTGAGTGAGAATGTGTTGAAGCATGCAAGTCGTGACTGGTGGCATAACGTATTGCGTGAGAAGCCATAGGAGCGCGTGTGAGACGTTTTAAATCTCAGTCAGTAGTTAGCTGATTGTTCATCGTAAATCATTTATACCCCCGCCTGGGTCGCTTAGGAAGTAACCGAATATCAAATAGTGCCGTCTCTTCAACACGCTGCAGTTATTATTATTTTTTGAATTGAAAGGAGGTGAGACCGTGCCACGAAAAGCAAAGTTAACAAGCGATGAATCAGATCGTAAAGACCAACGTGAGCGCACCGAGAAGCTTCACATGACGTTGGAAAGCGCTGATAAGTTATCTGAGACTGCGCCACAACATTTGACTGGTGAAGCCAAGAAAATGTGGGAAACAATCGTGCCTTTCTTAAATGAATCAGGTTACGTGATTAACGCGGATAGTTCAGCAGTTGAGACATTGGCCATGAATTACCAAATGCTGCGTGAGGCATATGAGTCAGTTAAGAACGTAGGTATCTTGTATACAGCAGGTGAGAAGTATTTTAAAAACCCAGCTGTGGGTATTATTGATTCAGCAACTAAGGTTATAAAGTCAGTTGGTAGTGATTTGGGACTGTCACCGCAAAGCCGTGCAACACTGATTGACATGGCAAACAGTGATGATGAAGATGAGACGGATTGGGAAGCTAGGTTCGGGGGTTAAGCATGCAAAAGTACAATGACTTGCTTAGAAGGTATCCGAATGACCCAGCTTTGGAATATTCAATTGCCGTTCTTACTGGTAAGAAGCTGGCTGGTGAAAAGATTAAGAGAGCTGCTGAAAGGCATATTAATGACCTGCGAAGAATTGATAACGATAACGATTTTATCTATGTATATGACGCTGATGAGGCTAGAAAGATTAATGAGTTTGCGACGTTGCTGAAAGATGTGACATCAGGCGAACCATTTAACCCTTCACCTTACCAGCGTTTTATTTTGGCTATGATTCAAGGATGGCGAAACCTTGAAACGCAGGGGATGCGCTTTAAAAACATTTTCATCAGCATGGCAAGAACGAACGGTAAGACGCAATTGTTATCAGCCTACACGCTGTATAACTTTTTGTTTGGCTATCCAAAAGTCAATCGTCAACTTGCTGTATCAAGTATTGATATTTCGCACACTAAGCCGCTTTATAAGTACATGACTTACAATTGGGAACAATTGAAAAAGGGGCCGTTTAAGAAGTTGGCTCAAAAGTGGGGCGTTGAGTATAACCAAAACGAAATGCGTATTGATTCTCAATCGACTTCAATGAAACGGTTATCAGCACAGGCTAGTGCTTCTGACGGAGACCATTACACGACAGGTATTGTTGATGAGTATCACTTATTTGGTCAAGGGCAGCGAGAGTTTATTAATTCAATGACGTCTGGAATGGTTAACAACCCGCTGGCTCAAATGTTTTTCATCTCAACAGCTGGATTGGATCCGAACGCACCAATGTATGAAGATTACCGACGATACGCAAAGTATCTTGAAAGTGGTAATTGGAACGATATTGATAAAGACCTTGTCTTGATTTGGGAACAAGATGATGAAGATGAAGCTTATTATCCTGAAAAGTGGGTGAAATCAAATCCGCTTATGGAATTGCCGTTCATGGCAAAAAATTTGCGAGAAGGAATGATTACAGAGCGTGATGCCAAAGCGTCACAAGGTAAGTTGCCGGACTTTATCGTTAAGAATATGAACATGTGGCAAAACGCTAAGGACAATGCTTATCTGCCGCTTGATTTGATTAAGGACGCTATCATTGATGACTTCAGTATGTTTGGACGCGATGTGTTTATTGGTTTTGATTTCTCTCAAACTAATGACGATACGGCAATCGCATTTGTATTTCCATATACCGGAACCGACGGGCAAACCTATTACCATTTGTACCAGCACAGTTGGGTGCCAATCGCTAAGGCCGGAAGCATTGAGGCTAAGGAACAACGTGACAATATCAATTATCGGGACGTTGAGACAAAGGGGTTTGCAACTGTGACACGTGACCGCTTTGGCTTGATTGATGAAGATGAGGTGTTCAATTGGATGCTTAACTTTATCGAGAGTAACGAACTCGATGTACAAGGCATTTTGTATGACCAATGGGGAACGGGGCGTTTTATCAGACGACTAGATGATATTAAGAGTGAATACTTAATTATTCCGGTACGTCAGGGTATTAAATCGTTGAATGAACCAACCAAGTTCTTGCAGGAACAGTTTATTAAGCAGCGAATTACCATGCTTGATGACCAGGCGTTACAACAAGCGTTGGTAAATGCGGTCATCGTTTCTGATAACAACGGAATTAAGGTTGATAAAAACGTTAACTCACAAAAGATTGATATTGTCGACGCGATTGTCAATGCGCTTTATGAAGGCCAATTCTATGCTACTGAATTTAGTAACGTGGAAGAAAAGCCAAGCAAGTTACCGTTCGGAAATAAAACGGATGAAGAAATAAGCGATTATTTCATCAACAATTTTTCATTTTAGAAAGGAGGACACAATCATGAATAATTTTTTAGCAGTGTTACCACTGTTCCTGCTGATGTTAGGCGTCGCACTTATTAGTGTAGGCGTCTTTTTATTTAGCATTCCAGTCGGTTTTATCGTAACTGGATTGTTATTGGCCTTGCTGGCCTACATGGTCACTCCAAAGGGTGATGGCCAATGAGTTTGACTAATCCTTTTGAGCGCCGGTCAGCAATGGCAATGGTTGGTAACACAGCACCGTTCATCATGTCAGGTGGAACATTCATTCCAAATGAGTTGGTAAGTGCAGAGGAAGCGCTGAAAAACAGTGATTTGTACTCTGTGGCAAGTCTGATTAGTTCAGATATTGCAGGTGCAAAGTTTATTGGTGATAATTCTTTCACTGAAATGTTGAACAAACCAAGCGACCGAGTTAATCGTGTGACGTTCTGGCAAACAGCTGTACTGAGTTTGCTGTTCAATGGAAATGTTTTTCTGATTATTGATCGTGTTAACCAAAGATTGCGATTTGTTCCAGCTGCATCCGTAGCTATGGAACTTAACGGTGATGAGTTAACGTACATTGTTAACCAATTTGGTGAGTTTGTAGGTGGTGAATTCAGTTCGAATGACATCATTCACGCACGCATTATGGCTTATGGGGCTGATGAATTGCGTTCGTTGATTGGTCACAGCCCTTTGGAATCGTTGGCTAACGAACTAGCACAGCAAAAGCAGGCTAATAGGCTGACAGTTTCAACTCTCAAAGGTGCTATAAACCCAACTAGTAAGATAACCATTCCACAAGGTACATTGACTGAAGAAGCCAAGGAAGCTGTGCGACGTGAATTTGAACGTGCAAATACTGGTGATAATGCTGGGCGAGTGATGGTACTTGACCAATCAGCCGATTTCACGACAATTTCAATTAATGCTGACATTGCCAAGTACTTAACTAGTATGGATTGGGGACGTGAGCAAATCGCTAAGGCATTTGGTGTGCCTGATAGTTACTTGAACGGAACTGGAGACCAACAATCTTCATTGGATCAGATTAGTGCGTTATACGTTGGCGGCCTTAATCGTTATATCGAACCCTTACTATCCGAGCTTAATTTCAAGCTGGGTAGTGGCATCAAATTGGATATGTCGCAGATTATTGACTATTCAAACTCAACACTTAAGGCTGATGTTTTGAATTGGGTGGATAGAAACATGATGTCAGCACAAGAAGCAATGGCATTGTTGCAACGAAAGGGGGTGATTTAGTGACAGATATTGAACAACACTATGTTGATATTGGTGAGTTGGAAGTTCGTTCAAGTTCTGATGGAAAGTTTGTTGGACAGATTGCAGGATATGCACTTAAGTTCGACAAGCCGTCAGTTAGTCGTGGGCCGTTCATTGAATATATTCGTACTGGTGCTTTGAATGGTGTTGACCTGACGGAAGTGTTAGCACTTTTTGAACACGACTACGCTTCGTTGCTGGGGCGTGTTGATGCTGGCACGTTGAGCTTGCATGTTGAAGATGTCGGCTTGCATTTTGTACTTGATGTGCCTGATACGACGTTGGGCCGAGACGTTTACAACAACGTTAAGCTGGGAAACTTAAAGGGCATGAGTTTTGGTTTTGTCGTTGCCAAAGGTGGCGATGAATGGAAGCAAGGCGAAAAGCCCACCCGAATTATTAATAAGATTGCAGAGCTGAAGGAAATTAGCGTAGTAAGCGTACCTGCATATGACGATACAAGCGTTCAAGTGACCCGTTCATTGAGCGCTTTTTTTGATGCACAAAACGAGCACGAGTACCGAGAGAAAGTGCGGATTTATCTAGGAGGAACAGATGAATAAGATTGCAGAGCTTAAGGGAGATTTGGCTACAAAGCAACAAGTCCTTAACGACAAGAAGATTGAAGTTCGTGCGTTTGTTGATGACGCAGACAAGACGACAGATGAAGTGAAGGCGGGCATGTCAGACATCAAGGACAAGGAAGCTGAGATTGAGAATTTGAAGGAAGAAATTGCAGTTTTGGAGCAAGCAGCAGGGTTGGAAACAACAGAGGAAGATGCTGATGAAAAGGAAACGGAACAACGAGCAGATGATCCTGACAACGTTGAAGAACCATCAGATGACGAATTAGGCGCAGATGAAGACCCAGACACTGAAACACGAAATGGAGAAGGAATTATGAAGGTGAATGTAGTAGACGCAAAGAACACGACGGAACAAGCATTCGAGACGTTCTTGAAGACGGGTGAGAAGCGAGATGTTACTGGACTGGCATTGTCAGATGGTGCTGTCATTATCCCTGAAACGATTTTGCCAGCAGAGCATGAAGAAAACCAATTCCCACGTTTGGGTCAATTGATTCGCAACGTTACTGTTAAGACTACGACTGGTAAGTTGCCAGTATTTGATAACACTAAGGATACTTTGAAGGCACACACTGAATACTCCGCAACCGCTGTGAATAAGGCTTCGACAATTACGCCAGTTAAGTGGGATTTGCAAACGTACACGGGTGCCTATGTATTCTCACAAGAGTTGATTTCAGACTCTGCATATGACTGGCAAGGTGAGTTGCAAGGACAATTGATTGAGTTGCGTGATAACACTGATGATGGCTTGATTATGACGGCACTTACCACTGGTATTACTCCAGTTACGTCTACGGACTTTGTAGCTGATTTGAAGACAGCCTTGAACGTCAACTTGAAGCCAGTTGATAAGAAAAATGCTTCAATCGTCTTGTCACAATCTGCTTACAACGCTTTGGATCAAATCAAGGACGCTATGGGACGACCAATGTTGCAACCATCTATCGCAAGCGCTACTGGTGAAGTTGTGTTGGGTAAGCAAGTTATCGTTGTTGAAGATACGTTGTTCCCTAAGGCCAAGGAAGGCGACATCAACGCTATTGTTGCACCATTGAAGAAGGCTGTTATCAACTTTAAGTTGGCAGAGATTACAGGTCAATTCCAAGACACGTACGACATTTGGTACAAGCAATTGGGTATCTTCTTGCGTGAGAACGTTGTGCAAGCACGTAAGGACGTGATTATTAACATCAAGGGTAGCCAAGAAGCTGTTAATGCATCAGACGGAACGAACACAACTGATGGTGATACGACTAAGTAGCCATATTGATCAATCGCCTGCGAAAGATAACAGTACCGTAAGGGGCGGGTATTAGGAGAAAATGATGGAACGTATTACTGCAGCACAATTGTTAGATGAACTCCACATTGACCCAAGCGACGAAGAAACTGAGACGATTGACCGTTTGATTGATGATGCTTCGGCAATCATTCGAGGTTCCATCTCTGATGAGGTGGAGGAAGATGAGTTGTTGAGCTTGTCAGGTAACGTGTTTAACCGTCTCATCCAGACTTTGGCAACGAAATTGTATTACGACCGTGAATTGAGTGATGGTTATGGGGCAGGCATTCAAATCATGTTGAACCAATTACGTGCAAAGTATCAGGGGGTGAAGCATGGCGACACCTAAACCATCAGACTTCAACAAGCGAGTTGCGTTTGGGTTAACCGAGAGTGTCAAGAACACTAATACCGGTTCAATTCGCAAACAATTCGTTGAGAAGTTGAAACTCTGGTATGCACCTAAAACAAGGACGCTTGATCAACAATATCAATTGCAAGGAACTAGCCTTGAAAACACCAAGGTTATTATTGTTCGACATAACCCAGAATTGGAAGCATACACGTTGGCCAAGATTGGGAATGTTCAGTATGACATCGCTAGTATAAGTCCTGATGAGACGAACAAAGCCGTTGCATATGATTACGTAACTCTGAAAAGGAGTGAGTAGTATGGCTGAATTGTCACTTGAAGATATTTTGAACTCAATTGTTGAGGAAGCTGAAGCAGTATCAACTAATCTGACAGTAGAAGACAAGGCACAAATTACAAAGGCCGGTGCAAAGGTATTCAAGGTGTCGCTTGAAGAAGTAACTAAGGCTAAACACTACCGACACCGGCGCACCGGTAATGACCCACACTTAGCTGATTCCGTCATCATTCAAAATACTAACGTTGACAATATGAAGAATGGAGCTTCAGTTGTTGGGTGGGATTACACCAAGTCACGGCAAGGGCATTTGATTGAAAACGGTACGAAGTTTCCGATGTACACGTCAACGGGAGCTAGATACAAGAAAGGCGGTCAGGTCGCTATTAATGGGGATCATTTCGTGGAAGGCGTGAGAAATGACCCGCAAGTGATGGCAAAGGTTTTGGAAGCTGAAGCAGCAGTCATGAAGCAGATTATAGAAAAGAGGAATAAATAATGCGACCGGTAGACGAAGTGGTCGGTATTATTGCTAACATATTCCCTGACTGGCAAGTTTATTCGGACAGTATTCCACCTGAAGTGATAGACGATAAGAATGCAACGCAGGTTTTGATTACAGAGTCGGTATCCGATGTTGGTAATTATGCTGACGACACGTTCACCATGATTGAACTTGGGGTGCGAATCCAGATTTTTTATAGTTTGGACTTTGACCGGAGCATGCTTGTTACGGAAGTTCAGTTAATGAAGGAGTTGGAGAAGGAACATTGGCGTGTGACTGATTCACAGCCACACTATCTTGATCTAAGTCAAACCGACGAACAACAAACGATTAAGAATATTGAAGTAAACAAAACAACGACACTAATGGAGATTGGCTATGACGGCTAGTCTCCTTTTTATTTGGAGGAATTAAAACATGGCACAAGTAGGATTGAAGAAGACGTATCTTGCATTGATTGACGCAGACGGAAAGATTTTGAAGGGTGAAGCAGGTTTGACGACTGACGGTTTGTACAAGTCAAACTCTAAGGATTTGGGTACTTCACAAGCCAATATCACAAATATGTCAACGAATGGAACGCAAGTGTTTGGTGACAATGGAATGGTTGACGTGACAAAGGCTAAGTCATTCCCGCAAATCGCAGGTATTTGGAACAACTTGCCATTCAACATTAAGTCAAAGTTGTTGGGGCGAGATTCAGCCGGAAAAGGTGGCTACTTGCAATCACAAGACTTGCCACGGGTTGCCTTGATTGTTGAGTCAGAAACTATTGACCGTAAGCATTCTATTTTTTACGCATTCTCAAATGGCCAAATGACTGAAGCAGCGGTCAACATTCAAACTGACAATGCTAACGAAAATCGTGTGGGTGACACATTGACATACCAATCATTTGGGTTGGATGACTGGAATGGCCAAGGAATGAAGATGTTCTACTCTGGTGACGCAGATTTTGATAAGGCAGCAATGCTGTCAGAAGTATTTGGTGGTTATGCTGAAGCAACTACGCCCAGCACAAGCAACTAAGATTGCAGCGATTGTCTTACAACCACGACAATAAATAGGTTCAAATGGGGTGTGAAGCCCAGGTGAAGGTGGCTCGCTTAATGAATTGGTGAGTCCCTTTTTTATTTGCACACAGAGAGGAATTTAATGATGAAAATTTCGTTTAAAGAACTACGTAAGACACCATTTGAGGTGAAGGCCTCACTCAAAAATTTGAAGAAGACTTATGCCGTTCAATTGAAGTTGGCTACGTTGGAAGATTCTATGCAAGAGGACGCACCAGTTGAATCTTTGCAAGCTGTATTGGGAGCCTTGGAGAACATAACAGAATACGTTGTTGACATTTTGAAGTTGAAGCCAGCTGAGATTGAAGCCCTTGAAGATTTGAGCCAAGAAGACGTTATGGCAATTGCACAACGCTTGAACATGCGTTTGATGGGCATGACCGAAGCTGAAATTGAGAGGGCTTTGTCAGAATCTGATGACGATGAGGGTTTAGCCGAGTAGCACCAGCACAACGTGTCATCGACTATTCCAACCACATATTGGATCTACAACTTTTTGAAAAAGAAGTTATGACCAACCTACATTGGAGCGTCAACGATATCGAGGAAGCAGAATATGAACCACTGATGGAAATCATGAATGCTAACGAAGATAATCGTATTTACTCATCAGAAGAGATGATGAAACGTTGGAATTCATTAGCTGATTAGGAAAGGAGGAATTGAATGGCAAAAGAAAAAGTTGCAGGATTGGTTAGTACAGAGATTGGCCTGAATACTGCCAAAGCCACTCAAGGTCTGAACGAGTTGAAGTCAGCCGTTAAGGACAGCACGAACGAGTGGAAGCAAATGGAATCACAGATGAAACAATCTGGTGATGAAATTGGTGCCAGTGAAGCTAAGTACAAAGGTTTGTCCCAGTCAGTTGAAAAGCAACAAGACGTATTAGCCAAACTTAAGCAAGAACAGTCTGAGGTTAACCGGTCAACTGAAGCGGGTGAGGCTACCTATCAGAAGTATGCTAGTCAAATAACCACGGCAGAGCGTCAATTGGCTTCGATGACCAAGCAACAAGAGCAAGCAAAACGGGCTTACGAACTCCAAGAGTCTGGAATTACTGGTCTTAACAAAGAGATTCAACAGTCCATTAAGGAAACAGACGCATATGTTGACCGATTGAAGGCCGAAGGTAAGGAAGAAGAAGCCAACGAAGCCCAAAAGAAGGGGTTAGCACGTACCCTTGAAAAACAGGGTCAACTCTACGAAGTCCAACGTAAGCAACTGGATAAGATGACCCAATCGGGTGAAGCCTCGAGTGAATCAATCTCAAAACAAAAGATTGCCCTGGACAAGACAGGTACATCGATTGCTAAGGGTAAGTCAGCGCTTGAAGAATTAGATGGCGCACAAGGCAAGATCGGTAAAAATGAGGGTGCTATTGAAGCAGGTGGCAAGTTCGATAAGCTGACTGGAGTAGTTGATAAGACCAAGGTTGGTTTGGCCGCTACGGTAGCGGTCGCAGGTACAGCCTTAGCTGGTGTCAGTAAGTTGGTTTCAGCAATTTATGACCAACAGGGTCAACTATCAACGTTGCAGGCTAAGACCACGATGGATTACGGCCAATCCAAGAGAGCCTTAAAGGAGATTAACTCACTCTATGCAGAGGGGTACGGGGATTCCGTAGAAGAATTAACTGATACTTACACGAAAATCCAACAGTTACACCCAGAAATGACTTTTCAAAAACTGGCTGAAAACACAAAGTTGGTATCGTCTTACGCCAAAATTAGTGGTGCTGACGCTGATGAAGTTCTGCAAGGAGCGGATAAGGCAACCCGCAATTGGAACATCAGTTACGAAGAATATTTCGATAAAATGATGACCCTTCAAAAGATGGGTGATGACCAATCTGGTGACATCTCCGATAACATGGCTGAGTATAGCCAAGTAATGGCACAAATGGGCTTATCTATCAGTGATAGCATGGCGCTAATTGATAACGGTGTGAAATCAGGTGCTTACAACGGTGATAAACTGCTGGACTTCACCAAAGAGTTTTCTATCAGCTTGAACGATGGTCGTATGGACGAAGCGATTTCCTCATTATCAAAGAAGTCACAGGATATGTTCCAAGGTTACAAGGACGGTAAGGTTACTGCTGGTGATATGTTCAAGCAGATTACTGGTGAAATGGGTAAGATGACCGACAAGCAGAAAGAAGCGACACTTGCTTCTAATCTGTGGTCAGCTTTGGGTGAGGATAACTCACTGAAGGTACTTGGTTCACTTGGTAAAACCAATGTAGCTTTTGACAGTGTATCTGGTACCGCTAAGAAGACCAGTGACCAAGTACGGGAGTCCAACCCATTTGAACTCATGAAACGTAGTGCAGAGGCGTCGGTCAGTTCGATTACGATGTCAGCCACTGAAACGAAGAACTTCAAAAAGGCGTTGGAGCCACTACAAAAAGCTGTTAAGCAGTTTATCAATACCATGATTAAGAACATGCCATCCATCGTTAAGGCGATCACGCCGGTGGTTAATTTTGTAGCACAACATGGGAAGGCTATCACCGCAGTTTTGGCTGGTATTCTGGCACTTCACTTTGGTAATAAGGCCATCTCGAGTATAACGGGCATATACTCAGCGGTAACGAAGCTTGGTCCAGCCTTAAAGGTCATTGGTGCATTCATGTCGGCCAATCCCATCACGATATGGATAACAGTCATCGTGGGTATCGGGCTTGCGCTTACCGAGTTATACAAACACAGCGCCAAGTTCAGGTCGTTCGTTAACGATATCGTCAAGGCTACGGGGCAATTCTTTACTTCTATCGGTAAGTGGATTAGCTCAGCTACCAAGACAATTGGTAAGTTCTTTGGTTCAATCGGTAAGTGGTTCGGTTCAGCGGGTAAGTCATTAAGTAAAGCTGAGAAATCAGTTGCTAAATGGATTGGTTCAGTCTCGAAGGCAATCAGTAAATTCTTCAGCAACCTTGGAAAATGGTTCAAGGGAGTAGGAAAGTCCATTGGTGACGGTGCCTCAGCTATTGGTAAATGGTTCTCTGGCCTTGTAAAGGGATTCCAAAAGGGTTGGAACTCATTCGTCAAGTTTGCGACAAAGTTGCTCAAGACATTCGGGAAGATTGTGCTGATTTCAATGGCATTGCCAGTTGGTATCGCAGTTACTTTGCTGAAACCTTTAATAGGCCCAATGAAGAAACTTATCAGCGCACTTGCTAAGTGGTTGAAGTCTGTATGGTCACCTGTACAAAAGGCTTGGTCGAAGGCATGGAACGCAATTGCTAAGGTGTTCAGTTCAGTTTGGAACTCAATTACGAAGGTTACCAGTCGGGCATTTAAGCTATTACACGACATTGTAAAAAGTCAGTTGAATGCTATCTCAAGTACATGGTCGAAGGCATGGAATGGTATTTCTAAGTGGTTCTCCGGAATACTGAACAGCATTGCAAAGATGTGGAATAGCGCAATGTCAGCCATCGGGAACACGCTAAATAAGGCAATGAGTGCCATCTCAGGCGCATGGTCAAAGTCTTGGAACGGTATTGCCAACTTCTTTAGTGGCGTTTGGAACAAGATGGTTCGTACCTTTGGACCTATCATCAAGTCCATTCATCGTATTGTGTCCGACACAGTAGGTGCCATCGCAGGTACGTGGAATAAAATGTGGAACGGTATTGCGGATTTCTTTGGTGGTATCTGGGACAAGATGGTACGCACTGGTGACAGTGGTATTAAGTCCGTTAAGGGCATTTTTGACGGTGTGCTGGGTTCAATAAGCAGTGCCTTCTCAAACACTTGGCGTGGTATCACAGACGGATTTGGTGCGATGTGGACTGACATGATGAGCTGGGCTAAGTCAGGTATTAACGGTGTCATCGGAATTATCAACAACGGGATTGGTGCAATCAATTCAGTTATTGGCATGTTTGGTGGTAGCGGTCATACGCTGTCACGGATTCCAAAGTTTGCCAATGGTACGAAGGGCGCACCTAAGGGATTGGCTGTTGTTAATGACGCACCGGGAGAGAATTACCAAGAAGCAATCATTGATAACAATGGTAAAGCCACGGTACTTGAAGGTCGCAACAGGGTGGTTGAGTTCAGCGGTGGTGAAACGGTTATTCCAGCCCACGCAATGCCTCATTTTGCTGGTGGAACTGATAACTGGCTAAGTAGTGCAGTTGGTTGGATTTCAGATAAGTGGACGCAATTGACATCATTCTTACGTGAGCCGATCGTGGCATTAACCAATGTCATGAATCGTGCAGTGGGAACCATCACAGGTAGCCCGCTAGTTTCAACAGTTGCACCAATGATGACACAAGGGTTAATTCATGGCATTGCCAGCCCAATTGTTAGCATGTTGTCTGGAGTTAAGAACAGGCATGATTCAGATGAGCGTCAAAGCTTAATGAAGCGCTTGTTTGGTAAAGGGTTTGCACAAGGTGGTGTGGTATCGCAACACGGCTTCTATGAGGTCGCAGAGCAAAACATGCCAGAAATCATCATTCCGCTTGACCCCGCCAAGAAGCTACGGGCTAACGACTTACTGGCACAAGCAAACCAACGCATTAACGGTAACGCACAGGCCAAGGGAGATTCAGTTGTAAATGAAGGGGACACTTACAGCATAACGATTAACGTGAACGCAGATGTCACACCTAACAACTTGCAAAAGTTGCAACAGGCTGTGGAGGACGCAATCACACGTAAGCAAAACGCCCGCACAAGAGCGTTTGGATAACACGGAGGTTAGAGACATTGGAACGAGGCAGTTTCGTATTAGGTCACCAATTAACGAGTGACCAACTTAATGCAAGGATATTAAATTATCCAACAATTACGGTACCCGAACGTAAGCACACGTTGAATACCACCCCAGTTGGTATTGATAGGGCAATATTGTTTGACGATGGTGCTTATAACAACAGGGACATTCAACTCATCTTGGGGTTTGAAGGTAAGCAAGCAGATAGCAACATTCAAAAGTTCTTATCTGCGTTGGACACCGGCAAGTACGTTGATTTTCAAATGTATTCTGACCCTGATTACACGTATCAAGTCATCAGGCAATCCACGGGTACAATTGCACGGCCAACTTACTCAGACAGTTACCGTGAGTTAACCATTACATTGTCTTCAGCACCCTACCGCTATGTGGCACCAGCCCAAACAGGTACGATTACACGGGACACATCAACACTGGTTAACCCAACCAACTTCGTGGCTAAACCATACATCAAGATTATCGGTGATGACAACGTGATATTGAGAGTAAATGGAGTTGAGTACAGTTTCACCAATGTTACTGGTTCAATCGAACTGGACAGTGCTATGCAAAACGTGTGGCGGGTTAACAATGGTCTCATGATTAACGAGAACGCTAAGATGGCCATTGGGCCGTTCCCAACGTTGAAGCCTGGTAATAATACCCTTTGGGTCAGCAGTGGTAACGCAACGATAGAGCCAAGATGGAGGACGCTATAAATGACACCTATTTTGTACAAAAGTAATGAGATTGATTTCACCAGTAATGGTCTGGGTCAATTGAACGAACTTTACTCAGTTGATATTCAAGAGCAACGTAACGGATTGTTGACGTTCACGGGTTCGTACCCAGTTACGGGTCAACATTATGATGACATCGCAGAAGGTTTGATTATCCTTGCCAAGCCATCACCGCTTGATGACAACCACGCATTCCGTATTGTGAACACACAGTTGGATATTGCGGGTCACTCATTACAAATTGAGGCTGATTCCATTACGTATGATCTGACGTACAACCTCGTGCGCTCAGTGACGGTGAAGGGTAATGGTTCAACAGCCATGAGCCAGTTACAAAAGGCAATCGTTAATCCAGGTATTTTCACACTTTATTCCGACATCACGACAAGCTCGACTTCAACCTTGAATTACGTTAATCCAATGGAAGCCATCGCAGGTACACAAGGGTCATTCTTGCAATACTGGGGCGGTGAGATGAAGCGGGAGAACCGTAGAGTTGCTATGTTGAACCGGCGTGGTCGTGACAATGTGGCAACATTCCGTTTGGGTAAGAATATCAACGGATTACGGTACACGGTCGATACGTCTAACTTGGTAACACAGGTTATTCCAATGGTTAATTTAACTGAAGGTGATACAACCCGTTATCTGGAAGGTGCCACGGTATCTTCTAAGCGGGTTGGCAATTACCCCATCAAATACACGCAATCAGTTGATGTCACCGACAAGATTACGATTAACGAAGGTGATACTGACCAGGTAATCGTTAACCGGATAAATGCGTATGCTGGTAACTGGTTTACCAAGTCAGAAAACACCAATAAAGATTTGCCCGATGTCACCATTGAGATTGATGTGTTGAGCTTGCAAGATTCAGCCGATTACGCAGACAAGTTTGCTAAGTTGGAAACAATTGGATTGACTGACACGGTAACGGTCTACGTACCTGAGTATGGGGTGAATGTTACGGCCATTGTGAATGAGTTGCATTATGATCCCATTGGGGAACGTGTAACCAGCATGGTCGTGGGAACCGCTAAGGTATCATTTGCAGAAGCCAATCAGAATGCTTTATCAGATTTGCAAGGTAAAGTAACGCACGTTCAAGAGCAAGCAACACAGGCTGTTATCAGCGCCAATGGTAAGAATTCAAACTACTACGGTCGCAACGAGCCAAGTCACCCTCAAGAAGGCGATGTGTGGTTTTGGGACGATGGCACGGATTCTGGTATTCGGGTATTCACTAACGGTAAGTGGGTGGACTCTGTAGATACCAAGACACAAGAGCGTATCAACAACATTGTTGATGAATCCACGGAGAAAGCCAAAGAATACACCGATGAACTTAACGCAAAGCAAGCTAAGTTAACCAGTGACCTGAACGATAAGATCACCAACGGAGAAGCAGTATTAAAGCAAGAGATTGCCGATAGAGAATCTGGAGATAGCGTTACATTGCAAGCGGGTAAGGACTTCGTAACCAGCCAAATTAAGAGTTATGACACCGGTATGCAGAGCCAAATTTCCCAAGTGAGTGATGGCATAATGGCCCAAGTATCAGCAACCAATTTGATTGTGGATTCATCGTTCACTAATGGTCTGGCCAACTGGTCACTACAGGGCGACATACCTTGGAGAATTGATAATTCCGACATGCACGAGGGTGCCCGTATTGCTAATTTCTACAATGGAAGTGTTGATTTTTACCGAAAAATCTCGACACTGGCAAGCGTGCCAATCAGCACAGGGAGATTGGGTGGTAATCAGTTCTATGCAAGTTTTGACATGTATGCCCGTTCATTTGGTCCTAACGCCTACTTTAAAGCCGAGGTTATTCAACAAGATGTTAATGGTCAAACTACCAAGTCAACACCAATTGGCGGGTCATTTGATACGGCAACAAGTGGCTGGAACACTTACAGCGCTGATATTACGCTTGATTTGAAGACAAAATCACTATACTGGCAATTCACGCAGTACAGCCACGGTAATGTGTCAGTATCACGGCCTTACTTAGGTTCAACCAAGCTACCTGCGGGCGCTTATATTCCTGGTGCAAGCACAGACAACTCAACAACTTTGAAGCTGTTTAACGATTTCTTTGCGCTTGGTATTCAAGATAACACTGGTGCATTGATCTCCGGAATTAACGGGGACTCATCTGGTGTAAACATCGTTGGTAAAAAGCTAACTGTTACTGGTGATACCACCTTTATTGGAAAGAATTTCATGGACGGTGCACTGATTAAGAACGCCTCGATTGGAACTGCACAAATTGCAGACGCTTCGATTACAAATGCTAAAATTGCCAGCCTGGATGTGAACAAGATTTCTGGTAACGTGTCGAACTTTATCCAATCCAATTGGAACGGTAGATATGAATCTACCCAAATAACTGCTGATGGTATGACAGTTAGCACAAGCAATATTACGACATCGTTCGGTTATGATGGTCTGAACCAAACGGCGGCTGGAAAATCCATTGGTGGTATCGGAATAATTGGTAATACTGGCATGCCATCTAACTATAAGGGACTGTCATTCAATCTTGATGGCACAGGTGATTTTATGGCGTTTTCCGCAAGAAACAACGGTACAACATCTGGGACTTATCCTACTAAGCTGGCATGGTTTAGAGGAGGTAACGCACAAAAGCCTGCTGGTGCTGACACTGGTTGGACATTTTATGACCAAGTAACATTCAATAACGATATAAATGTACAAGGTAAAACTAACCAGAAACTTGGCTTTAGCACTCAAACATTTAATGGTTTCAATTATCCATACTTTGGTGATAATCGTGGGCAAGCTGGGCTGGCCTATGGTTCAGGTGAAACTTACTTGTTATCAGGAACAAACTACTACTTTTTAAGTCGTGTTATTAAGGCCTTAAGTGGGCTTGGTGCTGTAAAAATACCGCAAACAATTAATTCAAATGGAACAGTTGCTAAGTGGCTCAACGTCACTTTATAAGATTGGAGAATAAACATGGAACAAGCACAACAACAAACTTTGCAAAATCTCGGTTTTGAGATTGCTAACAAGGCAATTGAAAATGCACAGCTTCGGGCACAATTGAGCACTTTGCAATCAGAGAACGAACAATTGAAGTCACGCATTGACGAGCTTGGCAACAAGGAGGATAAGTAATGGCACAAATTGATAAGACAACGCAATTCAATCAACAGTTATCCATTACAGCAGAAGACGGTGGCACAGTAAACTACGCAACCTTAAGTGGTTCGATTGACCAATACGGTGTGCCATCAATGAGCTACTACATCAACGATGGTGTCATTTATCGTGAACACTTATCTGATTTTCGGACAGCATGGTCAGCATTCCAAGACACGGTGTTTGCAGAAGCCGATAAGGTGGCCGATAAGGTTGCTAATACAGTAGCGGAATAGCGGGGTAGAATTATGGAATTCTTCCCACACGACTTAGCAGGTTGGCTTACAGTGGTTGCGACATTAGCTGGTGCGATGTGGTTTGTCATTCAACATACATTTGTTAAGTCAATCAACAGCTTAAATAAGACCATTGCTGGCCTGGAGAATACCTTAAAATCTTATGATCGTCGGATTGATGACCATGAGACACGTATAAGGCTACTAGAAGATTGGAGAGAACATCACGATGACAACGAATAACTTAATAACCCTTGTAGAAGCGCTATGGCAATCAGGTATTGTCCCAGCGCTTTTAATTTTGGCCATTGGTTGGGCTTCAGAACGGTTTACCCGCAATAAGAGGCTAACAAACTTGCTTGGTATTGCAGAAGCTGGGGTTAAGTGGGCCGAGGTAACCTTTGACGGTGGCCAAACCCAAAAAGCACAAGCAATCAAGTCGATTACAGATTATTTTATTAAGGCTGACAAAGCACATTTGTTCACCGCTAAGCAGATTGATGAGGCAATTGAATGGGCTGTTGAAAAGATGAAGGAGGCAGAGAAGTAAAATGAATAAAACAATGAAGTGGGTCGCCGTTGGGTCGGCCTTTTTGTTTGGAACAACGCTTGTTAGTGATCATACGGTGCATGCAGATACGCCACGGTTTGACATGGTCGATGTATCCAACTGGAATGGTTACTTGTCAGTTGGCGATTTCGTTAATATGCGTAATCAAGGCGTTAAAGCCATTACTACCAAAGTTTCAGAAGGTACATGGTACCAAGACCCAACTGCTGCTAATAATATTGCAAACGCACAAGCGGCAGGTCTGTACGTAAATGGTTATTACTTTGCTCATGCGACTGATAATGCCACTGCTGTTCAAGAAGCTAACTACGCAGTGGCCACCGCTCAAGCTGATGGTTTGGGAGTTGGAGCTGTGCTGGCAGTAGATGCTGAATCACCAAATCAAATGGCAATGGGGACAGCTATGCAAGCTGTGAATGCAGCAGCTGAACAGCAAGTGGGCATCGCTGGTGGGTATCGATCAACAACCTATACAATGGGGTCACACGTTGAAACAACACCTGACGGTGACAAGTCATGGGTTGCACACTATCCATATACGCCAACGGCTAGTCAAAACTACTACTCATCGGAGCATGGTTGGCAATGGTTCGATCATGCAACGTTCGATGGTGTGAGCGGTGCGTTTGATATTACGCAACTGTACGACAATTTCTTCACTGCTGACCAAGCGGTCATTGAGAAGACCCCGGGTGATGGTGCTGCGGTGTGGTCTAAGAAGGGTGTCTGGTACACGAACAAGTCATTCAAGCACAAGGCCAACGGCATCAAGAAGCACATGGGTTCTTACTGGTCATTTGCTAATGGCAAGTTGATCAAGTCTAACTGGACGAATTCATGGGGACTTCACTATTGGTCAGACGGTGACGGTAAGTTAGTGCAGGGTGAGGGAGATTGGCACGGATATCATTTTAATTTTGGAAATGACGGAACGTTCAATGCTAAGACAGCAACTGTTAATAATTTAGCTGACATCATTAAATAAAAAACGGACCAACTTGCGACATTAAAACAGATGCGCAAGTTGGTCCACTTATGAATGAAGCCCGCTGGACTTGGATTAACCTCCTCGTCTGGCGGGTTTTTATTGTGTTTACTCGTTGTTTAATTATAAAGCCCAAGTGTAATTTCTAACATGTATTGGAAAAGATAACTATATTTGCTGCTCTAATGCACTATAGTGTCCGGTAAGTATAAGTTCGATTTCTGTTGAAAATTCTTTTAGACTGACAGGACGTAATTTTCTAAAGTAAGGTAGCTTAGTCATATGAGACATAATTAATCCTGGAACAAAAGAACTGATTCGCGACTTAGCAAAAATAATACCCGGATATACAATATATGATCGATTAGGTATATCTTGCTTCATTTGTAATTCAACTGCTCTTTTTGCATTCATATAGGGCTTCATGAAGAAAGGCCCATTATTGGCAGATACAAATAAAAACTTAGTGTTCTTTTGATTAACAATCTGATCTATTAAATATTTAGCAGGTTCGTAACTACTGTTTTTATAATTAATACCTTTTATAGGATTAGGCAATAATATTCCTACGGCATCTATTACCCAATCAGCATCTTCAACTATGTGTTTCCATTCCTGAGGTTTGGATAAATCAACAGTATGATAAATAGTTTTATCTTTTTCGATTGGCTCATACTCGTGACGTGCCAGGCTATGAACTTCGAATTTTTCAGGTGATAATTGCTGAATAAGACCTTGACCTACAAAGCCTGTTCCGCCTGCTATAACAATTTTAATTTTCATGCATGTCTCCAAAATCATGTACTTATTAGTTTCTTAATTGAATAAAAAAAGACTCTAAACGTTTCGGGAACAATCCGGTCCGCTTAGAATCCATTATCCTAATAGATATTAAATGGGGTATTTTAGTGAGTGGGTAAGTACCTAAAATTTTATCTATCAGGATGACAAAAAATCTAATTCAGTTTTTTGGGAACCGAATAACATGACTTTTTATCGATAGCAATTAAACTTGGGAGTTGTGTTGCTATGAGAGTATGATTGTTACAAATAGATGTAACAGGTTGAAAATCAGAAGTACTCATAATTTTAGTTATAAGTAATACCAATGATAAGCATTTCATTGACAAGGATATTATTCTGACCTACGAATAAAGACTACCATAACTTATGTTAGTAAATCAACATTAAATATATAAAGATGTTCAAATCGATTATTCTAACTCCCCAGATTATGGACATGTTATTTGGTCACTCTTTGGTCACTCGCCAATAATACGCAGGTATATATAGCACATATATGACCAAAACAAGGCGTTTTATGCCCGATATTTGGGTGATATTTATCATGTTTCTACCCATTTAATATTAATGAGTAATGAATATTCAGCATTACAATTTCCTACTATAAATAAAGACACTTAATATATTTTCAAAAAATATTTTTTGAAAATTAATTAAAGCCCATCTGTACAGATGCCATTGCACTTAATCTTGATGGGATTTTTTATTTTTAGGAAACCATGTCGGGCACAATATAGGCACACAGGGCGACTAAAACTTTGGTGTTAAAGGGTTTTACAAGTTCAACAAGAAGTACGGTTTGGCTTAATTTTAAGCTATTCAATACTGAAAAAACCATCCAACTTTCGGGTTGGATGGTTTTTTGTATTGTTGAAATGATAGCTTGCCAGAGCAGGTTTTTTAATAATTTCAAGACCTTACTTTTCGTAAGTTCCAGTCGTATAATAATGCTGTTTAAAAGAAAGAAGGATAATTAATAATGGTTAAGACAGCTTTAGTGACTGGTGCGAACAAGGGAATTGGCTATGCAATTGCCCAACAATTGTTGGAGCAGGGCTATACCGTTTTGGTTGGCGCTCG